TGCCTGACCACCAGCTGCTTCTGCAGTCAGTGTAACAGGAGTTGTTGGATCTCCTAATTCAATTGTAGGATCATTAACTGACATTGAAGCAGAGTTCACTGTAGTTGTAGTTCCGTCAATCTGTAGGTCACCTTTGATGATAACAAGACCACCCGCATCAGTTGCAGGATCAGGGTCAAGTATCAATTCTTGAACAGAGTTGATAGTAGATAGTGTATTACCATCTAACTTAAGGTTATCAATCTCAATCTTACCAGTCTGAGTTGTATTACCAGAGATGTTTGTAGTTCCGTTAAAAGTAACTTGGTTCTGGAAAACAGTTGTTGCATTAACTGTAAGGGAGTCTCCAGACGCTGTACCAATAGTGGTGTTATCATCTACATTCAGATCTTTGATATATGCTGTTGCTGCAACACCAAGACCTCCTGCAATTGCAACTGCTGCAGTTGCAACGTTAGAAGCATCTGTAGTATTTGCAAAAGTTACTTTACTGGTTGATGTGGTTCCGATTTGAATATCAGCACCATCTATTAATAATTTGTCACTTGTTGTCTCATCATAAGAGATAGAAGCATCTTTGTTATTACCAAAGATTAGTTTCATATCATCAGCGATACGTAAGTCAGGTGTTCCTGTTACTCGCTTAACATCTAAAACTGCATCTGAGTCATTGAATGCAAGTTCTACATCTCCTGTAGTTCCAAACTCTAGTTCTTGACCATCTTCAATAACCAGTTTACCTGTTCCATTTGCACGGAAAACTAGGTCAGCATCAGTAGTAGAAGTAGTAATGACGTTTGCATTGAGGGAAATGTCGTCTACTAACCACTGGTCAACCTTTGAATTACTATCTACAATTGCAGCAGAACTTGCTGTAACTGTTCCATGAACATGATCCAACATGTCCATAAAGTATCTACCACCTACAACCTGTGCAGCACCGTTGTTATCTCCAACAAATACACGGTCTCCTGCGTTTGCTTGTGTTCCGTTTGCTCCTGTAGTTACAGCAAGTTCACCAAAGGTTATTGTGCCTGGTGCGGTTGAACCTGTGCTTCTTTTTATTAGAATATTGGATGCCATTAGAAGCTACCCCCATTAACTGTGATGTCGTTTAATACGTTTGTTGCAACAAATCTCGTCTGTGCTGCATCATACACAAGCACTGAACCATTTGCTAGTCCACCTTGTGATGTGTCTGTCAAATCTACGTCTGACATTCCACCAATGGTTCCACCACCACCGCCTGTTGCGACGCGAGTGACTCTTGGAACTGATTGGTCTCCAAATCTTAGTCTTGCCATTTAAAGTGTTACTCCCTCAAGTACGCTTACTGAACCTTCTAAGACTCTGGATTTCAGTCCAGTGCTAGAAGTTATTACGACGTCATATACATACCGTCCACTTTTCATAGCAGCGGTCTGGGTATTGTTTAGAGATAGTTGTATTCTTCCACTTGTAGCAGGAGATAAAACTGCAGCAGTTACGGTAGTCGCAGTGCTACTTGTATAATGCTTCTTTATCTTACTTGCTACTGTATATCCTGTAAGGTTAAAATCTGTACCATTATCATTTTCAACTGTAAAGTCGATGATAAAGTCAGAACCCTGATATATTAGTAGATTGGATACAGCACTTGCCATTCTCTAAGAATTCCATATAATATTTAGCTTAACTTTATTTATCCTCTTTCTGAACTAAGTGGTTTACAAGTCTCTTCAATTCTTCAACTTCGTCTTTTAAATCTTGTAAGGAACGTTCTTTCTTCCTTGCTTCGTCTCTTGCCTTTATATAAGCGTCATACTGTGTAGTATCTGTATTAAGTATTGCGTTAGACGCAGGATCCCTGCCAAGGGTCTGATGACCCTCAACAGGCATTAGTTCAATTATCTCTTCCATTATGCTAAAGCAATTCCTCTTAAATCTTTCACTCTTGGTATATATGGTTGATCAGAATTAAGTAAACTAATCTTAATCTGGAAACCATCAAACTCATCTACATCATTAATTGTATACTCATAATCGGTAAATGTCACTAGATCGTTCTGTGGAACTAACTCACCACTATCAGGTCTTCCTGTAGTATTGAAGAACTGGAATGGTAACTCATCTAAGGCATCCACATAACCAACAGGTATTAACTTATACATGACAACGATTTTAGACTGTGACCATGTATTTGCTGAAAGCATTACTTTAAGTCCACTTGCACTCTTCTCAAGTTTAGCAACCTTAGTAATATAGTTACCCGCACACTCTGTTCCAACACCAGATGTAGGTTCAATATTGTTAATTATGTTTGCAGTTGTAATAGCATCACATCTAGTTAAATCTATAACTGGAGATAAATGAGATACTTCAGTATCCAAGTTCAATTCCATTGTTAATGACTTGACGCTATTCATTCTGTTAATTTCATTTGTCTGGTTTGCAACTATCTTAGTAGCAGGGAAATAGTTTTCTTCCCCAATAGTGACGTCTTGCCACGCACTATCCTTAACAAATGATGTTTCTGCATTGAATCCAGAAGGGAAAGGACCACAAGAGGTTCCACTAGTTCCTTGTAATCTAGCAATCACGCTAGTGCCAGGTTCTACTTGACTCTGTATCTGTGGTGTAATTACATCCCATGGAATATTTTGAGATGAAACAATATTAGATCCACCACCTTGTATACCAGTTCCTGCATTTATTCCACTGATTTGTAAGTTATAACTATGTGGACTGTTTATAGATGTGACTCCACTACTATGTGTCTTATTGATTTTAGTAAGTGGTATACCATCAAAGTTATAGCATTCAACAGTTGCACCTAAAGCATGTGCCTTACCAGTTGCAGATCCTGCACTTCCAGTATGGTTTCTACCGTTTGTAGCAAATTTAATTACTTTTGGATTGACACCAGTGTCAATTTCTTTGTAAGCAATAATCTCATCACCACTACCATCTTCTGCAGTTCCAAGTATTCTGATAAAACCAGGATTTGAATCACTAACAGAAGATCCACCTATTGTTGTATGGAATTGACTTATCACAGCATCAGTAATAGCAACCTCAGAACTAGCAGCGGTTATTGCACCGTTAGTGATCTGTGCATTTGCAACCTCAGATGCAACTCCACTAATTGTGACATAGTTGAGTGAAGACTGCATACCATGATTACTATGGAATACTCTGATTAAATCACTACCCGCTGTTGTCCTAAGAGCATTAGTTCTTAGATTTAAGAATCCACCATTACTTTCTCCTATCTCACCATTTTCCAATATAAGTTTAGAAGGTGCTGCTGTAGAAGGTATTGTAAACTGTGCTCTATAAATCTTGAACATCAAGTCTTCATACTGAGATGGTGTCCATGTAGATGCGTTCTGTGACTTGAATAGCACACCGATATATGGTTGTTCAGAGATTTTCTCTCCAAGATGTGCAGCATCAATAGCATCATTACCTAGTAATGAGATGAATACCTTATATTGATTAGAGTCAGATGTTAATACCATCGCACACTCTTGCTTAAGTGGTATATAAACAGGTGCTTTAAATTCAAACGTTGTTGGTTTAGAAGCATCATCAGATGTAAATACATCTTCTGACTGTTTAACAACTTTAGAGAATGGGAATATATTCTGTGTAGGAGTTCCATTTTCTACAGTTCTAACGTCAAGCATGACAGGAATCTCTGGATCCTTAGTATAGAAGAATATATCAATCTTAGTTAAGAATACGCCACCTTCTAATGATGCATCATCTATCAAGAATGTCTGTGCTAGTGGATCATCCCAGTCAGTATCATCTGGTGGTGGAGGTGGTGGGTTTTGTCCTACCATTCTAGTCTCATCTTGACGAGTTCTACCTACCGATGTAAGTGTTCTAGCATCATATTGTGCTTCAGATGTAATCTGAGCATTTCTTACAGATATAATAGTCTCCTGTGTAGTCTGTAATATACCTGATGAACTAAATTCTGCTTCACCACTAGAGTCTGATACACCTTGAACTGCACTATTTGTAGAAGAATCACTAAGTCTGAATAGTTTTGTTCCAGTTTTAAACTTAAGATTACCCTCTACCTTTGGTGCGTCAATAAAGAACGAACCTCTAAGGTTACCTCTCTTATCAGTAATTAGATCTTTGTTAGTTACTTTTGCAACAGCACCACTAGTCTCACCAACTAAGTAATCGTTTATCTTAGGTGAACCATAGTAATTACCTTTGACTTGATCTGCAAGTGACTTAGTATCAATGTTGATAAAAGTCAAGTTAGATGTATAGTCACTTGTTGTGCTTATATCAGTTCCGTCAATAGGATTAATATTAATATTTTCATTAGGAGCTGATACTCTTGCTTTAAATCTAAACTTACCATTTCCTTTCTTAACATATACTGTCTCACCAATCTGGAATGGAATGTTGTTAGTTTGTGCATCAGTAGATGGATCTTTAATAACACCCATAACTTTTGGTGTAATTAATTTTGTAGGAACTGCAATACCATCAAAGAAAGCATAGAACTTAGTTCTTGGTTTTAGTTTCTGACATGTAAATGATATGTTTCTAGAACGCATAAACTGAATATGCTCTACTGATACAACTTTACTACCAAGTGATTGCTGTTCGATAACAGGAGTAACTCTGTATCTAATACCAGTTCTACTTTGTTTTGTAGTTTGTGTAGTTGTTGTAGTGATAGTTCTACGTTGCTGTCTTCTACCTTTTCCACCAGGATCTCTCCATGCTCCAACCTGTCTATTGACATCGGTTCCAGTCCATGTAGTTTTCCATGAGTTCCAGTGGATAGGAGAGAATCCATTTTGATCTGCATTATACTCTCTTACTGTTGTCATGAAGTTACCTTCTACAACAGGTCCTTGAACAGGATTAAGTGATGTTGTGTCCACCCAGTTATCAGATTCTGGGAATAATTCTACATCACCTGAGAATGTAAAGACGTTAAATGGGTTAACGTTTTCCACAGCTGACGCATATGGTTGATCTACAAGAAGAGTAGATGTATATGGAAGTGTGATAATATCTTCATCATTCTGCTGTACGTTAGTAGACGCTGTGCTGTATTGTAGAGGAACCTGTGTTGTATAGTGAGCAGGACGCATCTGTCCTCTCTCAAAGTCAGTGGATACTCTATAATCAGGATGTAATGTATCAGCAGTTGCAAGACTTGCAAAGTTATCTACAATAAAACCATTCTTGAATCTGTTAAGACCATTAGTATCTCTGATCTCCATATTAGCAGTATCACTTTCTAGCAATGATAACTGTGTATAGTATTCAAGTGTTTTAATTCTATCTTCAAGAACCTGAATATCCCTGAAGGTATATCTCTTAAAGTTTGTCTCTTCTATAGTAACATCTTGTTCTACATCAAAGACATAAGGCACATATGTCAAAGTTGCAAGAAGCATTGCATCTTCAACATCTTCTGGAGGTTGTGGTCTTGTGCTAGGTGCACCTTTAGAAATTTGGATAATACTATTTCTATCCATGAATAGTTTATCAATACGAGGTAAGTAATACTGTAAACTTAGAGTGGTTGTATCACTTATGCCAGGTAATCCTACTTC